CGGCAACGGCAAAATTCATTGGGCCAGTGTTGGCGAGATGAGTCGCCCTTTTAAAAAGATGTGTGATTTTCTGGGGATAAAAGGAGTGAAACCTTTGCACGGGTTTCGTTCTACGGCAATTTCAAATCTTCTGGATAACGGAGTGTCACCAAGGATTGTTCAGAAGCTTGCCCGGCATACCAAAATCGAAACAACGCTTTCCTACCACAACGATACCAACCTCCAAATAGCCCCGCAAATAACGGGGCTGATCTAGTTTATGGCGGCTTTATGCCGCCTGTTCTTCAAGTACCCTCCCCGCTATTTCTTTAAGCTCATAGCAGTCAACTTTTGGCATTCCAATCAGTTCCATTTGGAACCCATGATTTTTTGATATATGCCCTAAATCGTCAAATTTAGGATGCTTCGTATCTACGATCAAAATCATTTCATAAATGCCTTCCGAAACTTCCAACAGGCTTTTTAAAAAGCCACCGCATTCCTCAATTTCTTGATGATGCAGGATTTCTCCTGTTTGAGTTCTTGCGTACAAATACTTTCTGTATCCTACGATGTCGGAAATCTTAAACTTCACTTTATGAAGTTGTTTCATAGATACCCCCTGAAGCAAGGTTGCCAAAAAGCATTACTTTATATGTACGAATATTGATTCCTGCCATATTCTTAATTCCTGTTCTTCCAAAAGACGTAGCCGTTAAAGACCATTTCTGCTTTTTGTTTTTTACTCCATCCCTTTGGAAAAATTGATAGTTCCCATTTCGTATAACTAATTCATCCCATTTATTTAGTTTACGCATTATAGCTCCTTTTATCATGCCCGTTTCGTTTGGGCGTTATTTATGATTTAGCAATACGTTCCAGAGCAGTTCGGAACGCTTCTATTGTTTTTTCTTGTGAAGCAACCAGTGCTTCTAAATCTGCAATTCGTTTATGCAGATACTCATTTTCTCCCGAAGCGATTTTCGCCCCGGAATCTACTGAACCATTAAAAACATCTTCCAGACGTTTTAAGTTCTTTTTACTAGGGTTTGAATGCCCCTTTTCCCATTTATAAATTGCGCTAGTTGGCGCACCGACTAGCTCTGCAAAAGTCTGCCGAGTCCATCCGGCATCCTCTCGCTTTTGTCTTATTTCTTCTGGCTTCATAACTCATTCATGACTCCGTTAAAAAAAGTGTTGACACTATGTTATCACTTAGATAACATGATATTAACTTAATGATTTACAAAAACATTTACAAGTCTTTTTTTATGACTATAAAGGAACTATTAAAAAACTCAGGTGTCACGTTGCAAGATGTGGCAGATGGTGTCGGCCTCTCAGTTTCAAAGGTCTGTCAGCTTTTGGACGAGGAAACCATCGACTCTGTTCGCCAACATTCGTTGGGTCTAGTGAGGGACAGAACGGAATTCTTGAGACAGGGGTTGAACGCTATTGAAGCAAAAGAGGGCATTGAAGCCCGGCCCCAACATGACTGACGGCTACATCAAACTTCACCGAAAGATCGAAGACGATGAGCTTTGGCTTACCGAGCCTTTCACAAAGTCTCAGGCGTGGATCGACCTTATTCTTGGAGCCAATCGAATGCCCGGAAAGGTCATGATCAGAGATATGTCGATTGAGCTAGATACTGGTCAGTTAGCATGGTCGCAATTGACTATGTGTAAGAGGTGGAAATGGAGCCGAGGAAAGGTGAAAAGATACCTAAATTTACTCCAAAAAATCGAACGCATTTTAGTACAACCGATAGGACAACACAGTACGCTTCTAACTATCTGTAATTACAAGAAATATCAAGTTGGCAGGACAACAGGCGAAACGAAGACAGTACCAGAGGCGGGTCACAAACAAGAAAGTATAGTATTAGGTAGTATTGAAAATAATATTAAAAATAATATTATTTCCCCTACTACCTTGTCGTTTTGCGAAGAAGTGATCGCCGATATAAACCAAACTTGGGGGAAGAAATATCACGTTGAAACATACGAGAAGAAAATCACGGCACTTCAGAAAAAGGGATACACGCTTGAAGATTTTAAAGAAGTACATCGGAAAATGAAAAAGTTATGGGAGAACAACCCGAAGATGAATAGATACCTCAGACCCAAAACCCTTTACGTCCCAGAAAACTTTGATAGCTATGTAAACGAAAACGATTCCGTTCCTGACACTCCGTTGAAGCCAACGAGAGCGAACCTAGATCAACGCAACCGAAATACCGCAGATGAAATCAGAAGAAAATATCTTGGAAGACAACACCCAAGCAATTCTGACAAGCCTTCAGGCGATGTGCGCCAATTACCGGCAGGATCTGACCGAGGAAATGATGGCAACGTGGTCAGCGGGGCTTCAAGACCTTACTCCCAACCAGATTGCAGTAGCGACACTGCGAACAATCAAATCTCTTTCCTGTGAGTATCCACCTTACTTCCCAAAGATCGCTCAGTTCCGTGAGCTTGTTGAAAGGGTTGAACCCGGCGGGGCGTTTCAGTCTCAGCTTTCTAACCCGGAATGGAAAGGCTTACCCGAACCCGATTGGGTTAATGAAGAACGGCATGAATTGGTTAAAAAAAATGTCGGCAAACTCATGGCAATGGTTAAAAGCGGAAAACCGATTAAGAAAGCCATTCCCTACAAGCACACTGGAATTGAAAACGGCAGGCAGTTTGAGATGTGGCGAGATGATGAAGGTTTGGATTGGGTTTATTTCCACGACCATCCTGCGAACTCTCGACCACCTGAATGGAAAACTGAAGCCCCGAAAAGGGAATCAGAAAAAGATCGTTACGAGAGGGTAAAGAGGGCGCATGGATATGAATGAGTTTGTGGAAGCACTTAGGGAAAACACGGAAGAAATGCGGAAATTAAACCAGCTTCTCGGCCCGGCGATTAAGAAGACCGAAGCACTTCAAGAGAAACGTGCTGATGTCAAGCAGTTGAGAGCAGGGATTTCAAAACAGTTGGACAAGCTTTATGGCCCTCAAGCTAACTGACTGTCTTTACGAGAATGTGACTGTGAGGAAGTCGTGGTTTGCTCGGCTGGTCGAGGGCCTAGTTCCATCTAAGCCACCCAAAAAGGAGAAAATAATGAACAAGCAAAAGGATAATCATGGTTGATGTATCTGTCAAGGATTGGTTTGAAATCATCGAAAATATGGAAAATCAAGATTACCGGGACTACCCCGCAATCTCCAAATCTGACCTAGACCGAATCCACAAATCCATCGCCCACTGGCAAGCCCCTTCTCAGCCACCAACGGCTGACATGATCGAAGGTTCTGCTTTTCACACGATGGTATTAGAACCCGAAAAATTTAAGCGTGATTATGTTAAAGCTCCAAAGTTCAACAAGCGAACTAAGGAAGGCAAGCTTGAAGCTGAAGCATTTGAGCTAAGAAACAAAGGGCGCATTCCACTGCCTGAAGATCAGTATCGCCGACTCGAACAAATGGCTGAAGCGGTTTACTCACACCCGATTGCGAGCAACCTTTTGTCAGCAGGACGACCAGAGGTTTCATATTTCTGGGAGCAAGATGTCTATGTTGAAGGTCAGTTTCATAATGTTACTTGCAAAGCCAGAACTGATTTTGCGACTGAAGACAACACTGTTTTGGTGGACCTGAAAACCACACGGGACGGATCGGAAGAAGGGTTTGCCAAATCATGTGCCAATTTTAGGTATCACGTTCAAGCGGCGTGGTATCAACGAGGGTGGGCTAAGATTCACGAAAAGGAACCAGAATTTCTTTTTCTGTGCGTTGAAAAGTCTCCCCCTTACGCAATTTCGATTCATCACCTTTTGCCTGCTTCTATGTCTGAAGGGTGGAAAGTGGCGAGAGCCGACCTTGCAAAATACGCCTTTTGGAAAGCCACTCCCGAAGAAGATCGGGTTGATGGTTATCCACTGGAAATCACCGGGATTGAATTGCCCAGATGGGCCTTTACGGAGAACTAAAATGGACGGGAAACAACTGGTTGTAAAATTAGATGAGATGAAACCAAAGTTCGCAAACGCTTTGCCGAGCTACTGCGGTTTTACTCAAGAACACGTTATCAGAACTGTTCTGACCGAGGTTCAAAAATCACCGAATCTCATGAAATGCACTTTTAACTCTATTGCTCAAGCGGCCTTGGAAGCCTGCTCATTGGGGCTTCTACCCAACTCAGTGCAGGGATTGGCTTACTTGGTTCCTTACGGAGACAAATGCCAACTCATTCCGGGCTATAAGGGCCTAATCAAGCTTGCTCTCCAATCACCCCATGTAAATTCAGTAAACGCTGAATGTGTTTACAGTACCGACAAGCTTGATGTCGAGTTTGGCCTGAATCCAAAACTTACTCATGTACCAAATCTGATTAACCCAGAAAAAGGGGAATTTGTTGGTGCTTACGCCGTGGCGAATATGGCAAATGGAGATCCTGTTTTTAGGTATCTACCAAAGTGGCGCATTGATGAGATAAAGGCCAAAAGCAAAGCCGGTAAAGGTGGGCCGTGGGTTTCAGATTACTCC